GGGAAGGAGAAGGGGATAGATGAAGCCTTCGGATTTTGAAATTATAATGAGAAAAAAATATGAACTTAGAACGCAATCTACAGATTATGTAGAAGAAGCAAATAAAGATTTAATTTTTATTAAACATTTTAAAAATTATATAAGACAGGTTAAAGCTTTTACAGATAAAAAAGAATTAGCTAACTATCAATTACCTTATTATAATCCTAATACAACTGCACTAGAATTTAATTTAGATGCATTTGAAGATTATTTAGAAAGCAAGAAAGTTAATATAGAAAGAGTAGACTTAGTATTAAAACTACAAAGAATTTTAAAAGCAAGAAAGAATAGAGGGAAATGGAAGGGAAAATCCTGTGTGTCATGGCGTATAGAGAACGCGGAAATTGCTAAAGAAGATATGATTTTAGAAGGGGAATTTAAAGAGGTAACTAATGAATCCTAGATTTGTGGCAGGTCCTCCAGGTACCGGTAAAACTCACGAGTTTATTGTGGATTTATATAAAGATTTATTAAACAATTATTCTCCAGAAAACATAATAATACTGTCACATACTAATGTAGCAGCTGATGAAATTAGAGATGCTATCTTAGAAATTCCCCAAATGAAAGAAAGAGGATTAAGAAAAAAATTTTTTAAATATAGAATCTGTACCATTCATGCTTATTGTAAAAACAAAGTTCCGTTAAAGGAAAAATTTGATGACGATGTAGATCATCAAAATTTAATTCAACTTAATAAACGTTTTTTTAGCACTGAAAAAAATTTAGAGAAGCACGGCTTTTACAAATATGTAAAAGCAGCTAGGGGAAGAGGTTTAAGTCTAGAAGAGTTTTGGAAAAAATGTTATTCATTAGACTATAAGCCTTACAATAATATTTCTTTATTAAAAGAATTGTATGAAGTCTACGTGGATTATAAAAAAAGATATAACATCTGTGACTTTGAAGATATGATTGAAGACTTTAATGAAGTAGCTAAAGATCCTCTTATTGATGTGTTGATTATTGATGAAGCGCAGGACAGTAATGTACCTCAAATGAAAGCCATACATAAAATGGCCCGTAATGTAAAAGACGAACACTTTTATATGGTAGGGGACGCAGATCAAACTATTTTTGAATTTGCTGGCTCCAATGCTCATTACTTTCATACTCTTTCTGCTAAACCTTTTAAAGAATTAGAAAGAGGCAAAAGATGTAGTAGAGTTGTTAATGAAAAATGTAAAGAAATTATAAAACCTTTATGGGATAAATATGAATACACCAGGGTATGGACCCCAGCTGTATATACAGAAAGACATGGTAAAGGGAAGATAGGGGAAGTTATTGAAGGCAATGGATACTTTTTACCTCATCTAGGTCCTTCTCCTCATATGAATATTTTGTTAGATAAAATAAAAAATACAAATGAAACATTCTTATTTACATTTAGAGGTACACCCAGCGATAAAAACATAAGAGAATTTTTTATTAACAATGCAATTGAGTTTTCTCACATAGAAAATTCTGCCTTTGTTCCTAAAAAAGAATTAAAAGCTCATTACTTTTGGCCTAAATTTTTAGAAGGTCAACCAATGAGTCTTAAACAGATTAAAGAGTTTTGGGAGTATTTATCTAGTATAGTTAAAATAAAAGGAAAAGGAGACGTTAAACATTTTGAAGATTGGATTAAGCAAGACTATACTGTTGATTATTTAATTGAAAAAAAATTTTTAAAACCAGAGTGTAAACAACATCCAGATTTAGATTTAATTAGAAAGAAGGTTCACAATTTTGATTCTAGAATGATCTACATAAAAAAATTATTAAAACAAGGAGTAGATTTTAATAATGAAATTCGTGTTAAATATGGTAATATACATACCATTAAAGGATTAACTTTTGATAATGTAATAGTTGATCTTAGTATGACTCGAAGAGAAGATTATTATGTTCAACTAAGATTAAAGTATACTGCATACAGTAGAGCTATTTATGATTATTGGACATTAAATGCGAGAAGTCAATTTACATTAGGAGCAAGATGAAAGAAAAAATATATAAAAAGCAGGTAGGCGGAGATCACTATAAATCTATGGTCATTCAGCCATCAGAATTTATTAACAGAAATAATATTCCATTTGCAGAAGGAAACGCAATAAAATATTTATGCAGGCATAAACAAAAAAATCAAAAAGAAGATTTATTAAAAGCAAAACATTATATTGACATGGCGATCGATAGAGACTATCCTGAGCCAGTGAAAGAAGAAATAAAAGAAAAGAAAAATTCCTGGGGGATTACTAAGTAATGTGTATTCCTGAGGTTGCAGATTTAGATTTAAAAGGAATTGATACAATTGCAATTGACTTGGAAACTTATGATCCTAATTTAAAAACTAAAGGCTCGGGTGCAATTAGAAAAGATGGTTTTGTTTGTGGTATAGCTGTTGCAACTTCTAAACAAAAATTATATTTTCCAATTGCTCATGCAATGACAAGCAATTTAGATCCGGATGAAACCTGGGAACTCCTTAACAAAAAAGTCTTTAAAAACAATGGTTTACGTAAAGTTTTCCATAATGCAATGTACGATATTTGTTGGATTCGATCGGTCCTGGGTGAAATGCCTGCAGGAGAAATAGTTGACACCATGATTGCTGCATCAGTAATCGATGAAACTAAAATGAAATATTCTTTAGATGCACTTAGTAAAGAATATTTAAAAGATGAAAAATATAAATATGATTTACAAGAAAAAGCGCTGAGTGAATTTGGTATTAAAGATCCCATGTCTAACATGCATAAACTTTCTTATGAATTAGTTAAGGACTATGCACTTCAAGATGTTAATTTAACACTTAATCTATGGAATTTATTTGAAAAAAAATTAGACGAAATTATATACCCTCCGAAGCAGAAAAGTCTACGAAAAATTTTTACTTTAGAAACAAAATTATTTCCTTGTTTAGTTGACATGAAATTTAAAGGAGTTAAAATAGATGTCCAAAAAGCAGAGCACTTTGGTAAACGTTTAGAAAAACGTAGAGATAATTTAATTAACATTATAAAAAAAAGAACTGGTGTAGATTTACAAATTTGGGCTGCAGCTTCTATTAAAAAATTATTAGATCATCAACAAATTAAAGATTATAAAAAGACTCCTAAGTCGGGAATGCCACAACTTCCTAAAGAATATTTAAAAACTCATCCTAATAGATTCTTGCGTATGGTAGTTAAAGCTAGAGAGTGTGATAAAGCGAAGAGTGCATTTGTTGAAGGACTGTTAAGTTTTGTACATAATGGAAGAATACATGCAGACATAAATCAAATTAGATCTGATCAAGGAGGAACGGTGACTGGAAGATTTTCTATGTCAAATCCTAACTTACAACAGATTCCAGCACGGGGATACTATGGTAAAAAGATGAGAGAATTATTTATTCCTGAAGAAGGATGTACCTGGGGAAGTTTTGACTACTCGCAACAGGAACCACGGATTGTGGTACACTATGCATTAAAGCTTCAACTCCCTGGCACTGACGAATTAAAAAAAGAATTTGATGGAGATAACGCTGATTTCCATCAGATAGTAGCCAACATGGCCCACATACCACGGAACACGGCCAAGACTATTAATCTTGGTCTGTTCTATGGAATGGGAAAAATTAAATTACAAAAAGAATTAGATCTATCTAGAAACGATGCTAATGAATTATTTAAAAAATATCATAGTAAGGTCCCTTTTGTAAAACAACTATCTCAAGATTTAATTGAATTTGCTGAGACTCATAAACTTTTATTTACTCTTGAAGATAGGTTTTGTCGTTTTAATAAATGGGAAACAAGAGATAGAGAATGGAACAATGAAATTAATAGATACGAGCCAGTTCCTATTCTTACATTAGAAGAAGCTAAGGTAGCATACAAAGCAGAATTATTAGAAAAAGTTGCTGATGATAAATTAGATCCTAACTATATGGATAATTTTAAATATCATTACAAACCTGCATTTACTTACAAAGCATTAAATAGATTAATACAAGGATCCGCAGCTGACATGACTAAAAAAGCTATGGTAATGTTGTATGAAAAAGGTATACTTCCACACATTCAAATACACGATGAATTATGTTTGTCGGTAAAAAATGAAGAAGATGCTTCTTTAATTAAAACTACAATGGAAGAAGCAATTCCTCTTCTTATAAAAAATAAAGTTACTTATAAGAAGGGAAATAGTTGGGGCAGTATTAAATAGGAGGAAACATGATAAAAAAATATGTAGATCAATTTATGGTATGGCAACTGCACAACAGACGAGAGATTGTTTGTTTTGTTGGTGGTCTTATAATTGGCGCAATAATATTATAATGACTGATGGCTTATCTAAATGTAAATATACCTGTGACGTATGCACAAATCAGGAGAGAGTATCTTTATGATCTTAAGGAACATTTTGGAGAAGTTGAAGACTGTATTATTTTTGGGTTGGCGTCCATCACTGGACGTCCGCTCCTTTTTCACGCTATTATGGAAAATGATGCTATCTTTTATCGTCTCCCCATTTCAGCCTTTATTCAACGAGGTTACGACCCCAAGGAAGTCCCGAAAATGCGATTGGATGAGCTGGAGCTTTGGAATTGTTTTAGTTATTATCCTGCTATTACTAATTACGATCTCTTAGACGGCCAATCCGGTAAATATTTTGGAAAAGATAAGAAATTACACCCAGGCGCATATCTTTTTACAGTTGACTGGGCCCATCCAGAGAGTAATATAGTAGACACAGATCATTCTGAAATACCGCACGAACATAAGTGCGCACACATTCTCGCGTTAGAGGATGGAAATTATGCAGCACAACCCAACAATCGTATCCTTTGGGATATACCTTCATTCACGGTTAAGAATGAAACACCCGATTGGAAAGTGCAAACAACTGAGTGGAATGTAGAAGACACTCGTAAGTGGAAGACTGAAGACACTGATAAATTTTTCTACAATATTGAGGAGACAAAAGATGATTAAGAGATTATGGGACAGATTTGTTAGTTGGCTTTTTAGTTGGCAAAAAAAAGATGAGTAAATGTAAAAAGTGTCATTGTGATTGTCATTGCAAAGAAGAATTACACAGCCATCATTACGATGGTGATGTGTGTACTTGCGATGATTGTAAATGTAAGAGAACTTATGAAAAAGAAAAAGATCATGGCACAGATATGTCTTTTGAAAACGAAGTAGCTTATGATTGAAAAATTAATGACATTATTAGTTGGAATTCTACTAGCGTTAGCTGGTTGGACTCTTACTAGAACGTTTGATCTCTCTACTAATCAAGCAGTACAGCTAGATAAAGTTTCTAAACTTGAAAGACAAGTAGAGAAATTAGAAAATCAACTAGATGATAT